ATTTTGTCTGTTAAATTAACTCTAGGGTCAAGTCTTGATGACTGTAAAGCACTCGCAAGAGGCACAAGTCCATCTTGAGTTAGTAATAGAACATCACCAGCCCACTTAAAAAAGCATCTTCTAGTGAATGTTTGACCTAGTTGCCATACCCCTTTTAATGCCCATGTAGCTATATTGCTAGGATCAGTACCTAAATAAACGATTGTTTCACCATTAGATGTAACAAATACAGCGTAATCGTCTGCACCCTCGCCTGCGTCTATTGTCCATGTTGCCATTGCTTGTAAATAGCCACCATTTCTTGCTATTCCACCAAAATCTAACTGACTAGCTGCACCACCTATGCTTTGAACAGGCATATACCAACAACTTAGCGTATCTTTTTGCGTGAAATACAATCTGTTTTTAAAGAGATTAACTCCAATAAATGTATTTGAATTAACTCCTGTAATACCTAAAACTGTGTATGTTCCTACTACTGAGGCATTGGCTGCAGGGGTACTCGCCATTGTATAAGTAAATGTTGATGCACCTGTTACTGTAATTCTAAAGTTTCCGTTGTATTCGCTACTTGTTGCACCTGTAATTGTTACTTGATTACCTGTTATTAATCCATGAGGTGATGCAGTCGTTAAAGTAGCAGTAGTTCCAGCTTTTGTAATAGTAGAAATAGTCTGTGCAGTCGATGTCGTAGCTACATAAGACCAAAATGTTCCGTTATAGACTAGGACTGGGTCTGCACCATTACACGCTATAAGAAAATTACCACCAGAGTTAGTTAAAGATACAAATTGAAGTCTATTATTCGTTAATCCTGTAAATACGCTTGTCGCTGTACTCGTTGATGCGTCATAAATCGTTGTTGTTCCTACTGCAAACAGTTTATTCCCTGTAGGACTAGAGTAATTCATCAAAGTATTTACTTTGCCTGATATACCTGTTGAGAATCGTGTGTAACCTTTCCTAAAAGTAATATCTGTAGGTGTAGGAAACCAGTTATTCATCGTTACAGCATCAGTTGCTTCCATATTAGCTAATGAATCTCTTGCGTTCCAACCCCCAATAGGTGATGGAATACTAGCAGTCTTAGCCCTAAACTTTTGTGGAATCATGTTATAATACCAATATCAGGTTAAGGGGAATATTATGGAACAATGGAAGCCTATTATTGGTTTTGAATCTATTTACGAAGTTTCTGATCATGGAAATGTCCGTTCTATAAAATCAGGAAAACTTAAAAAAATTAGTCTTGATAAAACTACTAATCGTCAATTTCTTAATTTGTGGAAAAACAATAAACAAAATGTTGTAAGAATACACAAATTGGTGCTTGAGGCTTTTGTTGGTCAATGCCCAGATGGTTTGGAATGTTGTCATAATGATGGTAATTCTTTGAATAATCATCTTTCTAATTTGCGTTGGGATACTCATAAAAGCAATATCCATGATCGCATTAAACATGGGACTAGCAATCGAGGAGAACGCTGTGGGACTGCTAAACTTACCCTTGAACAAGTTAGACAAATAAGAACCGATACTCGCCTTCAACGAATCATAGCATCTGAATATAATATTGCAGAAAGTATGATTAGCAGAATTAAAAATGGCGAGAGATGGCAACATGATATTTAACTCCCGTAGTTGGTATCAGGGATGTTGGCATACCCTATCAATACCTTGCTTGGATAAGGTGCAAAACTCAATGTAGCACTACCCTTATCGTTTGCTTTAGCTACGCTTAGATACCTTTCGTAATCTTGTTGTAGGCTCGTAGTATCAAAGTTCTTAATTTGGAAGAACTTGAGTTTAGTAGCAAGCACCATGATTGTATCGTCAAGGAAAGTCGTGTCAGTATCAGCAGTAAAGCTGTTTTTAACAGTTCCACTTGAACTTTCAGCCCACCCTTTTGATCTGTATTCATATCCTAGATACTCCTGTGTGTTCATTATTGGCCATATATTGAAATATTCGCCATAGATTCGCCATCTTACTCGTGGGCCTGTCGAAATATACCCTGACTTTAGCCATTGCCATTGTTGTGCATCCTCTGGCCCAAGCATTTCCCAATGTTTGGTTTTGTCCCATTGAGTACGATCTGTAATAGTCTCGTAATCAGGAGGTAAATCGTACTTTGTTTGACCAAATGTTAGTGCTATACCAACATTAGTTGCTTGTAAAGGTTGATTAAGCGTAACAGTAGAACCAGCAACAGAAACAACATAACAATCTTGTGCTATTCCTGTGCCAGTTACTTGCCACTTATCACTTAAACCTGTTGTATTTGCTACATTTAACAGATTGTAAGAGCCATTTACACCATCGCCAGTCGTACTAATAGCTTGCGTGTAGAAACGATACTCCTTTTGCAATGCTCGCCAATCGTATTCTTTAATCAGGTTATAACCAGCACGATTCATTAAAGCTAATAACTGAATCACATCTTGCTGTGTATTGCCTGCGACATAAGTTGGTGCAACTAGACCTAGTTCACTAGATGTTTGTTGCATGAGTTCGAGCATTGTCGATGACATATTATTCCTCTACTTTTGGTTTCCTACCTCTTTTTTGACCAACGGCTGCAAGTAGAGATGTCATTTGGGATTCAAACTTAGTTTGCATTTCCAACATCTTTGCATCTGTTTCTTGCCTTATTTTAGCATTTTCTTCTTTAAGTTTGTTTATTTCTTCTTCTCTTTGTGCTACATCTGCACCCTCTTTAGCCATTTTCAAGAAAGCCTTAGCTTTATCTCTAAATGTATGTGGTGACATTCCTGCCAACATACCTAGCTTTTGGATGCTGTGATCGGTTGCCATTGCAATAGACTCAACTGTATGAAACTTAATTCCTCGTAATTCTTCAGCTTGAGTAGAAGTAATCAAAGGCCATTCTTTTAATGAAGTTCCTGAGTAACTTGCATCATCGCCTATGCGATTCATAAAATTAGCCCATTGTATTGGAAATCTATTTTTATCTTCATCTCTTACTTTTCGATCTATCTCTGATAGAGAATCGCCTGGTACTACTATCTTAATAAAGATTTGTTCTTCAAAGATTGGTCTACCTTCTTCTAATGTCCTATCAGCGTTTTGTACTTCTCGTTTTTCAAACTTAATTGCTAATCGTGTATCTGCGTTGTTAATATCTGAATCAATCATTTAAAACTCCCAAGTATTTAGGTTTTTAAAAAAAGAAAGGTTGCCATCTCTGACAACCCTTCGACTTACTTACACAGATGCTTTGCTGAACCAGCCATAGTCACCTGATGCCATAACAGTTGCTGGACTTGTATAAGTACCACCACTTGCTGTAGCTACAAAAGTTGATGCGTTGATAGTACAAGTAGCTAATGATGCTGTAATAGCTGCACCAGCTACGGCAAACACATAACGAAAACCATCTGAACCAAATGTCTCTAAACCCAATGGGCCTATAGTAGGAACACTTGTACCAGCCGAGTTAAGGTTAGTATTTGCTAGGTTTGTTAAATCAATCCCTGCAATAGGGAGAACTGAATAAGCCATGATTATTTTCCTTTCTTAAGCAATTAACTTGCCCTGTAAAAATTGGTTAGAACAAGTAAGGTTACCAGCCCAACCATACAATTTAACAATCGCATCTTGATTGATCGCTTGTCTTTCGCCACCAATAGGAACGAAATTACGCTCTTTGTGTGGTCGTAGGAAAATGTAATCTGTATTCAAGAAGAACATTGTGTTAGTTGTAGCTTGTGAGCCTACACCACCACCTAGAACCACATCGGCACTTGTACCACCACCATAGAACTTGAGGGATGCGAAACCTGATGCACCTGATTCCTCAGAAGTAATACGCTGAATAGCTTGTAGTGCTTGAACATAGAAAGAGTAGTAGTTGTTATCAGCAACGATTAAGTCAGCTTTGTCTGTTCCACGAACTAATTGAATAGCTGTAGAAGTCATCTTAGCCAAGATAGTTGTTGCACTAACTGCTGCACCACCAGTAGTAACGATTGGTCTCCAGAATGTCCAGTTGGCACGATTAATACCACCATAAGTACCAGTAGCAGGATTATCAGGAATTGCAGCTGCCAAACCAGTTACATTCTTACCACCATTACCTGTTCCATCAAGGTACAAGTCACCAGAAATTCGATTTAGTAACCGAGCTTCAGATACTTGCATACGACCATCTAGTAAGTCGATGATTGCCTCTTTAGAACTGTTCTGTAACATTTCTAGACCACTCATTGTTACGCTATCTGCGTACTGAGTAATAGAGTATTGTGCAGCACTAATTGGTGAATCAGGAGAGATATTTAGTACCTCGTAGCCCGAATAGCTGTTAGCGTTATTTGTTGCACTCTGTTACTTCAGCTTTCGCTTACTGACCATTTCTGGCGGTTCAAGTTCTTCGACTTAAACTCTAGGACTTCTGCTAACTTAAGTTATATCCTAGTTCAGACTATCGCACCACCTTTTCAGGTGTTTTCTCACTTAGTCGTTCAGGCTGCTTTCGCTTGCCCCCTGTCGCCTACTTCTAGGCTTCCAAGTCAATCAGAGAAAATTATTCAATTTGCGTTTTAATGCAAAAGGCCACCAGCAATTAATGGATCGTTGTACATGATTTCTTGCAAAATCACATTACCACCTGAAAATGGTTGAACATTCCCTTTAGCGTTTAAACGCTGAAGGATCGCATTGTTTTGTGTCAAGTTATCTGCCAATACTCCGCTACGGCTTTGAATGGTGGTAGCGATAATATCGGTGATTGCTGAGTTAGCAAATGCCATGATATTTCCTTTTTTAAATTAAGTTAAACCCGACCACCTTCAACATCGGCTAAAGAAGCCAATAGTAAAGATCGTCTATCCTTTGCATCTGTGTTTTTCACTTGGCCGCTAGGTGTAACGGACTTAGGACTAACAGCAGTTGCTTTAGCTTTTGCTACTTGTTGTGCCTTAGATGCTTGATTACCAGCCGATTTCAGGAGTTTGTCCTGTTCTAGCTTGTAAGCTTCATCGTTCATACGCACAGCTTTTGCATAAGCCGATTCAAGGTCTTGGGCTAAACCTCGCTCAAGTAATTGAGCCATATCTTCCCTAACCATATCAAAGTGCGGGAAAGCCACCTTGTTACTACTTACCCGACTGATTTCTGACATCAATCGGCTATTTTCTTCTTGTTCCCGTATTTGCGACAATTGCTGAACTTGTTGCTGTGTAGCTTGAAGTTGTTGCATTAACTGTTGTTGATACGGATCAACATATTGCTGTTCAGGCATTTGTATGCCGTCTTGACTTAATTGTATTCCATAATCTTGTGCAAGTCTATGGAACATCTGTACCTTCTCTTGGTAAGGAGCTTTAGATAGAATCATGTGCGCCCGACCAAGATTATTGATCCAAGCTACTGGATGAATACCTTGCGATTGCAACTCTCATCGGATATCTCCTCTGGCCCGCTCATGCTCCCGTAGAGGCGCAGGGCGGGCTCATCGCCCTGACAGATGGCGGCGACCAGTCGGGCGGCAACGCCGTCATCGCAGCGGCTGCCAGCGGTACCGCGGTCTATATCGACGCCTTCAATACTTCATCCAGTGCGACAATCCGTTGCGGCGC